ACGATGCTAAACAGTACAACACTGGCACAACTACCATTTCTTGGTTAAATAGACAATCAAGAGATGTCGCGGAGCAGAAACTATGGGACCTAATGGTAGGCAATATCGAAGCAACAAGAAAGTTGGTAGAACGTGTCAGCACACTTGATGCTCCTCTTCGGATGGTTAGGATTAGCAGTGACATTCTCCCTGCTTATACTCACGCTGACTTTGCTAGTTATTGGCGTAAACCTGACGTTGTATCATACTGCGAAACCCACTTTAAGAGAGTGGGTGACATTGCTCGCAATAGCAATATTCGCTTGTCTATGCATCCTGGGCAGTTTACTGTCTTGGCAAGTGATAATCCAGGGATTGTCGGACGTTCGATTGATGAATTCGAATACCACGCAGACATCGCCCGATATATGGGCTACGGAAAAGCGTTCCAAGACTTTAAGATCAATGTTCACATCTCCGGCAAACAAGGTCCCCAAGGCATCCGAAATGCCTACGGAAAACTAACGCCTGAAGCACGTAACTGTATTACTATCGAAAATGAAGAAAATAGCTGGGGGTTAAATGATTGTCTCACTATTAGCGATATTATACCTATTGTTCTTGACGTCCATCATTTTTGGATTCGCGAGGGGGACTACTTGGATCCCGATGATGCCCGAGTTGCACGGGTTGTTGACAGCTGGCGCGGTGTTCGTCCTACTATGCATTACTCCATATCAAGAGAAGACTATCTTGTTGGACACGATCCAATGGTTCCGCCAGACCATAAGCAACTTCTTCTAGACGGCTACAAAAAGCAAAAGCTCAGAGCACACTCTGACTTTTATTGGAATACAAAAGTTAGCGAGTGGGCTTTGAGCTTTCTAAACTCGCACGATATTATGTGCGAATCTAAAGGTAAAAACCTAGCTAGTTTTGCTCTGTACGAGCAAGCAAAGAAACTTACTCTGCTTTAGGCTTACGAGGAACACGTGGCTTTTTAACAGCTGGTGCTTTCTTAGCCGCAGGTGCTTTTTTGGTTTTAGCTGGCTTGTTAGATGGAACTGGAGCTGGAATAGATTCCAACATTGCACGAGTAACATCGTCGGCAACTGGTGTTACTGGCGTTTCCACTTTGTATGGAACTTCTGTTTCTACTGTCTTAGGTTTTAAACCAAAAACTCGTTTAATAAATTCTCTCATAGTATTTCTCCTGTTGAGTATTTATGAATAAATATCATTATGTACAACTTTATTAAGCATATCACGCTAAACGAGGGTAAGACGCCTAAAACCCTAGTTCAAACTAAATTACCTTACGCTAAGGACGATTTAGAACCTAGTATGAGCGAGGATACTATTAACTACCATTACGGTAAATTATACAAGGCCTATGTTACTCGTTTTAATGATGGCGAAGGTGATCCAGACTTTAATGAAGCGGGTGCGTTTTTACACGACATATACTTTACACAATTTCAAAAACCCACAAGATCAAACGAACCAGACGGTCCTGCTGGGGAGTTTATCAACAAGCATTTTAAAACTTTTGATAAATTTACAGATGCTTTTGAAAAAGAAGCTATGAAAATACAAGGCAGCGGGTGGGCGTACTTGGCTCGTGATGGTAAAATTAAAACCATTAAGAATCACGAAATTAAGATAGATATCCTGATACTTATTGATTTTTGGGAACACGCCTGGGCACTGGACTATCAAGCAGATAAGAAAGGTTATCTAGCTAACCAGTGGAAGATTATTAACTGGAACGTTATTAGTTCTAGAATTGGTCTAGCGTCTTAAGACTACTAACTGGCATATCCCAAACTCTACGGCTTTCAACACCCTTTTCCTGGGCAAACTTCTTAGCATCACAATTACCACACACGTGATAATATCTGTTATCTAACCGTTTGGGATCCATATTCCCTTTATCACGTTTAAACACTCCCTGACAAGCATCGCAGCGAAATAGCACCACAGTCTTATTACGACTGTAGGTATGATGCTTACCACGTTTGCTGGTACGCACGTATTGTGTCTGCACGAATTCTGTTCCTAAGTACATAAGTGTATTTACGTGTTTACATTAAGGTTATAAAATGCTTTTGATAAATATCATATACAGGGGAAAAGTGTGATTACAATTACTGAATCAGCAAAAGAAAAGATCAAGGATATACTCCTTGAGGAAAATAACCCTAAAGTAGCATTACGTACTTTTGTTCAAGGTGGAGGATGTAGCGGTTTCAGCTATGGATTTACCCTAGACGAAGTAAAAAATGAAGACGATTTTGAAATCCCCTTAGACGAATTTACCATACTAGTAGACAGTATGAGTATGACATATTTGCAGGGTGCAGAGATAGATTATAAAGAAGAGTTAATGGGTAGCACATTCAGCATAAAGAATCCTAACGCAACTACAACTTGCGGATGCGGTTCGAGCTTTGGAGTTTAATATAAAATGACACAAAAGAAAATTGACATTGGCGTACAAGGTAATGACGGAACCGGCGATAGTATTCGTACGTCGTTCCAAAAAGTAAACGAAAACTTTACAGAACTATACGCTATTTTTGGCGGTGGCGGAACTATTCGTTTTACCAACTTAGCCGATGCTCCAGCTAGCTACAAAGCCAATCAAATTATTATGGCCAGCACAACTGGCGGCGGGTTAACAGCTAGAGATATCAAAGTAGGCGATCCTGCGAATAATCCAGCAGGTAGTGCGTTCAATATTGATTTTACTACAGATCCTACTAAAGTTGTATTCTATCCTCCAACCAGCAGTTTGTCATCAGATCACAATCCCACACTAGGTGGAGACTTAGATGCTGGCAATACTTGGTCAGTTGTTAACTTACCAGAGCCAAGCGAATCTATTGTGTTAGCACATAATATTGCTCACCCAAGCAGCACCACTACTCTTGACAGTTTAGCCATTAACAAAGGATATGCAGACAAGCACTATCTACAAGTATCCAACGGACAAATTGTAAATCCGTTAGAAGTTAGAAATCAACCACTAACTCCTGATACAACCAATGCAGCTTACGACCCAACATTAACTAGTAACTATCTAAGTACCGAAGCTATGCAACGTAAAGATGTTGTATATCGCGGCGGTGATACAATGACTGGTGCATTGAATTTATTTGACCACCCAACTCCATTAACGGGCGAAGGTATTGTAAACGACCCAGAAGATTTGCAGGCTGCAACAAAATACTATGTTGATAACAATACTTACTACAGTGGCGTAAACTTGTATGTTACAACCAAAGGCGATGATTTACAAACTCATACACCAGCAGGACGTGAAGGTCGTGCTTGGCAATATGCTTATAAAACAGTTGGCGCGGCTGCTTTACAAGCAGAAAACTTAATTAATTTAAGTAGCAAAGAGCCTGGTCCATATCGTCAAACAATATATTACACAGTTGGCGCTAACCAGTATGCAAGTAATATTACTAATGCTACTACAACACAACCTCACTTGTTTGGTTTAGTTGGCGGTAGCAGTGCCGATCAAGGCTATTTAGATGCTGCTAGTTTGTTAGAATATAACCGTCAGTTTATTCAACAAGAAACAGTTGCGTATATTAATAAGAAATTTGTAAACGTTTCAACATTTGATCAAACTCGTTGGAGCACGATCATTGAAGAAGTTATTAGTGCCGTAGCATATGACTTGGCATTAAACACAACTTACAATTCAACTACTGTAGCAAGCAAGTTATTCAACAGCTACAACAGCGATATTATTACAAACGACTTGTCACAGATACAAGATGTGCTTGGGCAAATTCGTAATAAGATTCTCAGCTATAGTTCAGATGCCAATAGTGCTGGCGGTACAGACTACTTAAAAGACTACATTGGGCATATTATCTATGCGCTGTGCTATGACTTTGCTTTAGGTTCTAACTACCAAAGTATCCAAGTAGGTTTATTATTCCCCTATGCTAATAATAGTTTAACACAGGTTACAGCAGATTTCAACGCAACTGAAATAACAAGTTTGCTAGATCATTCTAGTATTGCTGTGTTATCAGCTAGTGGAAACGGTAGTACAGCTACATTAACATTTGCTACTCAAACAAAAGCACCTTATCAAGTTGGTGAGCAAATTTTAGTAACTGGTTTTAACAACGGTGTAGGATTTAATAGTGTAAACAGTCAGGTCAATTATTGGACTGTTACCGAATGTACAACAACTTATGTAAACTTTGCGTGTACAGAACAAACCGCTGATACAGCTGGTGTTATTGTTAGAAATAATTTAATTAACAATATGATTGCTGACATTAATAATGCCAGCGTTGCTGAATCATTAAAATCTAATGCAGATGTAATTACAAAGATTATTTTAACTGGAACTGCTCCTACTCCTTCTTTTGTATCAACAACCGCATCCTCTGGTAAAACTAGTGCAAGGAATTTATTATTAAACAATATTAATTTTATCCAAGCAGAAATTTCAGGATTCTTAACCAGCAAGTATTCAACAGTTGGATATGACAAGTCACTAAGTAAGCGCGACATCCAATCTATTATTTGGAGTCTAGTATACGACTTTATGTATGGCGGAAATAGCCAAAGTACCTATGCTGCAAATCGTTATTGGTATGGCGGTAGCTTACACCTAACAGGTTCAAGTCAGCAAAGTGCTTGTATTGATGCCATTAACTATATTGGTGTATTAGCACAAAACATTATTACTAATACTAGTCCAAAAATAGCATACCAACAAAGTGTATTCCAATACACTAATGAAACGTTTGCTGGAGGAAGTGACGCTTCTTCTAGTATCAGTGCTAACATTGCATTGATTACTAGCATTGTAAGTAGTTTGAACGGGTCGGGTGTTGTTGCTATCAACACAGCAACTGGTCTGTATGGTACAGCTCCTACCTTACCTTCAAGTGGAATACTACACGATAAGTTTGTAGTAATCACAGCAAATCCAACAACTACCGGATTAATTCCTACATTGAAA